AAAGGTTCATTCGGAACTGTAGGTTCTGGCGTAAAGGGAGTCGGTGCCACATAAGGACCGTACTCACCCTTGTAGTTACTCAGCCCTATACCACCACCAAATGGTGCAGTAGGTGGAAGTGCAGCAGGCATTATACCCATCTGTATCTGGTGTTGCCTTAACCTCTCTTCCTCTTCTGGGGAGAGTATATTTCCAAACTGGTCTGTCGCCATTATCTTTTCTTGCCTCCCCTTTTTGGTTTTTTATTTTTTTTTACCCTAACCGTTGTGCGAGACTCGTCCACATCTGGCGTAGATTCATCGTCTCCGACGTATTGGCCTTTTTCGTTTCTGGTCCTGATTTCCTTTCTTTCGGTGCCAGTCACCGCGTCAACAATTTTGCTCCACCAGCTCATGATTACTTAACCACTTCACTTTCATCAGACAAAACTTCTCCAGCACTTTCTTTAAAGCTGTCTAACAAGATTTGTTCAAAGCTTTGTAAAGTGACTAAAATTTGATCCAGATCAAATTGTAAACGTGACTTTTTATTTCTCAAATCAATAACTTGTCTTTTTAAATATTGTTGTTCTTGAGACAAATCTTCGTTTTTAATTTTTTCGCCATCAAGCGTTATTATATTTTCTTCTTGCACTTTATGATCCTATTGTTTTTTGTACTGATGTTGGCGTAACCTTTTCAGCTATTGCAGCATTTAGACTTGTTTTCATTGCAGCGACTTTATCAGAGGTTAAAGCTGCTTCTACCCATCCTTGAACCTTTGCAGAATTAAGACTAGCAAAAGCTGTAAAACTTGATAAGTCTGAAGTATCTAGTGGTTGAGTGCCGAATACTGTAGCAGTTTGTGGATTTCCGTCCGGGTCGTTATTAGAGCCGTCTGTAGCTGTTAGTCTCCAATGTACGTTATGAACTACATCAGCTTTAGAATCTTTTGTAGGATAAGTATCTACATGCCTTACATCCCATGTATAAGATATTGCCATTAGTCTCCTCCTTTGAGTATATTAATTTCAGACTGCAAAGCTTCAATCTGTTCTTGTTGTTCTTGAATAGCTTTAATCAAAATAGGAGTCAGTTTCAAATAATCTAAATTATAATCCGATTGTTTTTCATCTTCATTAGGCTCATGTTGTAATAACCATGTACTATTTTTTTCTATGCCTACCTCTTCTAAAGATTGTTCTAAATCTTGTGCAACTAAGCCATACATTTTAGGACAATCTTCACTATCAATCTTGTAGTTATATTGGCTTGGCTTTAATTTATTTACCAGATTTAAACCTAAATCTAAATCACTAATATCTCTTTTAAAGTTTCTATCAGACGGCAAGGAATTAGCGTTTGTACTTATAGTCCCAACACTAGAACTATCGTAGTAATAGCCTGTAATGACTCCATGACTTCCTGTTCTATTTAAAGATAAACATTGTCCATCATTTATAAAGGCACTGTCTGATCCGGGATTTAAACTTATTCCTGCGGTATCATTAAAAGTAGCATTAGTTCTACCTATACATAGGTTTCCACCAGAAAGAATACGCATCCTTTCAGTAGCATCACTATAAAAATTAATACCATAACCTGCGACCCCATAAATCCCTAAAAGATCTGTTGTATGATCAGCCCATATTGCAGCTTTTTGTGTGCCAGCTTGTTCAAAATCAACTTGTGAAAACCTGCCGCCAGTATCTACATCAACCGTAAGCTGTGTGCCGCTTGCGCCCTTAACGTGTAGAGGGGTGTCCGGAGCAGTAGTTCCTATGCCAACTTTTTTAGCGAAATAATTCTGAGCATTTGTTAAGTGAAATAAAGGCGCAGTCGAACCCGACGTGCCTATTGCAAATTCATTGGCAGTCCCACCATTCAGCGGGAGAATCTCTAAAGCACCAGAACCTACACCGCTCAATGTGGATGTATTTCCAATTGAAAAAGCCCATTCAGAAATACCGCCTCTCGTTAATTGAATCTTCGTTCCATCAGCCGCTTCTGAGATATGAAGTGGGTGGCCCGGAGTTGTCGTCCCTATTCCTAGCTGTGCGGCTCCCCCTAGTATTAAATCATCTCTGCTTTGATCCCACAGCATGTAAGCTGAAGCCGTATCACCAAAGAACTTTACGTCATGTCCTGTGCCGTCAACGCCTACGCTCAAAGTGGAATCAAGCTGGACAGCACCATCGATGTCAACGGCATCAAGGTTAGTGGTGCCATCTACGTCTATGTCTCCAGCAACGGTCAGACCAGCAGCACCAACAAGCTTCAAGTCATCGGCAGATTCGTCCCAAAGCATATAAGCTCCAGACGTAGCCCCGAAGAATTTCACATCGTATCCAGTATCGTCTACACCAACAGTAACAGTAGCATCAATCTGAGTAGCACCATCAATGTCTACAGCGTCTAAATTCGTCGTGCCGTCTACGTCTATAGAACCCGCAAGATCTATATCGCCATTTACGATCAAATCATCTGTGACTGTAAGATCGTCTTGCACTTTAAGGTCTACAACATTAAGGCTGGCAAAAGCATCAACAACTGCTGCTCCACTACCAGCACCGTCCAAGTAGACGGCTTTCACGTCACCCGCAGGTATCGTGATGTTGGCTCCAGAACCTTGTGAAATGATTATATTTTGAGAACCGCTCGTTGCGTTCTCAATAAATTGCATTCGATTTACTGTGTTTGGGGCTATCGTGATTGTGCAAGCCGAATCTAAAGTGCCTGTGTATTTTACATACATGGCTCTAACAGGATCTGTAGCACCGTCAGCAATTGTGCTGGTATGTGTGTCGGCGTTGGTTGTTATGCCTTCTGTGCCATAACCCAGCGCCTCCCCAATAAGTTCCAAATTTGTATTGGTCTCGGTTCCCCAGCTGCCGCTGGATTCTCCAGTGCCTATCTCTTTTAGGCGTAAGTCATTAACATAAGTCGCCATTGTTTATCTTTTCTCCCATTTGCATTATAGCAAAAACACTTTAAGCCGCATCTCGACCTGCCTCTATTTCTTCATAGCTTGGAGTTTGACTTGTGTCCACCTCGCTATAGTTTGGCGTTTGACTATCATCTATTGTAGCGTAATTTGCAGTTTGTGCCGTATCTATTTCTCCCCAAACCAAAAAGTGGCCAGTAAGACAGCTTACGCTAACACCCGTGGGTGTTACATTTACTTTTCCAGTGACTGTAACATCGTCATTTAGCGCAGAGGTTATTGCCTGTCCTGTTAGCTCTACAAGCTCATTCTCATAAACAATGACAGATCCAAGCCCACTGGTTATTCCAACACCCGTTAAAGTTACATTTGCTTTTGCAGAAACAGTAGGCGCACCCAATCCGCTGGTTATCGCTAAGCCTGTCAGAGTGACATTTGCATCCGCTGTGGTTGTGAGCGCGCCAAGACCAGATGTAATTGCCAACCCGGTTAAGGTGACATCAGCGTCAGCTGTGGCTGTTAAAGATCCTAATCCAGATGTTATAGCCTGACCAGTTAGGTCCACTGGTAAAGCAGTACCCCAAGCGCCCTGATCCCATGTGCCTCGACCCCAACCGTTAATAATGGCCATTAATCAAGATCCGATTTGGCGCTTTCGAGTTGCGCCTTGGCCTCGGTTAGTTCTTCGCGCACAGGGCTACTAATAAAATCGGTTGTCAAAATCGAATCTATTTTTACAAGCGCTTTCTCTATTTTTTCTTTCGTCGTCATAAGCCAATCCTGTCCATAGCATTATAACGAATAAATTTAATCTAGGTACTAACTCCCTGAAACTTGCGATTTAAAATTTTTACAACCTTGTTTGGAGAAAATTTTTCAAAGCCTGCATGTGTATTAGCAACTTGCTTGGCAATGCGTCTAGCCCCAAGACCGCGTTGCTTACATTTTTCTATTGTTTGTATTACCGCTTGCTCTTCAGGTATTTCTACCAGCTTCTTGCGCGTCTTCATGCGATTTCCATGCGGTAATCGCTCTTCTAGAAATTCAAAGCCAAATGGAGCAGTTCCGCCAATTGAATATCCTTTTTGCGCCCAAGCAATTTTTCCTTCTGCAAACTTCTTCTTGGTATTTTCAAATTCCATCTCAGCGACAGCTGACAGGACCATTAACATAATTTGGTTTACCAGTATGTTCATGTCGTACTTCGACTCAAGACCTTTTGTGGCCATCTCTTTGGGATAGACCACGGGCATGTCGTTAAATTGTTCGCACAAATACAAAGTCACGCCACTTGCTTCGAGATGCGGAATCGTTTGCAATAGATCGTTGCAACTACGCGATAGTCTGTCGATCCGGGTGGCAATAACAATGTCATACTCATCAATCACATCGGTCATGGCTCGACATTGCTCTCTTTGATTAATTGGCACGGTTCCAGACACGCCAGCATCTACAAACCACTCTGTAATGTCCCGGTTAAACTTTTCTTGCACAAAGTCTGTAATTAGCTTTTTCTGGGTATCGATAGATATTCCGTTTTCAGCTTGTTCGATAGTTGAGACACGGCAATAACCGTAGATATTACGGATTTGTTTTTTAGGGTTACTCATTTTCATCTCCTGCTTTATCTTTATATTCACGCTCCAATCGAGCTAAATATTCTGTCAACGTCAATTCTAAAGATTGTAACTCTGGAACTAACATGTCTGAATGAGTATTCAAAGCTGTTCTCATTGCGCTCAATAAAGATATGCTACTTCTTAATTTATAGTTTGCTCTAGGTGCAGTCAATTACACATCCTCGTAAGTAATTGCATCCTCATCAAAATTGCAAATACTGCAAATGATATATTCGACTTCACGCCCAATAATTACGGTAACAATATTTTCTTTATCTATTTCACCAATTGCTAAAACGGGTTTTACGTTAGGGTGTCTTTTGGCGAACCATGTGGCTAGTTTTTTATCGGGAGTCCATGATAATTTGTCAACTGTTCCAGTGGTGTCGCAAAAGCCACGATAGACTGTCACCCGTTGTGGCAAGTTATCCCAATGTTTCTTTTCTTCATTTGTTTTAGGGCAATATCCGTTTGAAAAAAAGTATCGGAAAAAATCTACCTCATCATCATTAACACCGTATTCGGACATCTGCCAGAATGCTTTATAGTATTCTTCGTCGGAGTCAAAAGCGGTCTTTGGTGCTGGCGTACTCATTTTGCGCCACCTACAAAACCATATTTAGTCAGCTCTTCGTGCAGTCTTTTCCAATTAATATCAAGTGGACAGGGTCCGCTGGAATAATCTCCCATCAACAACTGATCGTCTTTAATCAACTGTACCGAGCGCCAGTTTTTTGGTGCGCCTTTAAGCGCGATATCAATATCGTATTTAAGGCAGGTGCGACGCACACGATTATAAAAAAGTTTTTTATCAGTGACCATTAGGCCACCTCCAAAGATTTGATTGGAAGAGCAAGCTCACCGTGAGCTGTCTTGGTGTGGTCGCTAGGATCTACGCCCTTGAGCTGGGCGTAATCTTCTCCGCCAATTGTTCTGAAACCTAACACTACGAAGTGTCCTGCCACTTTGCCCTTAACGATTTGGTTTACTTCAAACATCTTTTTCTCCGGTTTCGTTGATCAATATGTGTATTATCCATAATTCCGTGTCGATGTGCAAGTATTTATGTGCGTGTATATATATTTGCATATGGACACGGCTTATGGTACTCTGTCTAAGTCATGAAAAAAACCGGAGATGTATATGGCTATTACCAATAACTGGTTCGATGTTAACAAGAAGGGACTCGAACAATTGCTCAACGGCAAAAGCCGAACCTTCGCAATCGCTGAACTTGTTCAGAATTCTTGGGACCAAGATGTTACCGAGGTCACGGTCGAGATCAATAAAGACTCTGCTGGTTCACACAATCATAGAGTGATCGTTACAGATGATGACCCAAATGGTTGGCAAGATATTTCTGATGCGTTCACTTTGTTTAACCCTAGCAACAAGAAAAGTGATCCTACTAAAAGAGGTCGTTTTAATCTTGGTGAGAAACTTGTTTTGGCAATTTGTAAAGAAGCTAAAATTGTTTCAGTCAATAGCGCTGTTAAGTTTGATGCAAAAGGCAGACGATTGATTAAGAGCAGAACTGATTCAGGATCTTATTTTAATGGTCTGTTGAAACTTAGTAAGCCAGAGGTAAAAGAGTTTAAAGATTACGTGAAAACTTTTTTGGCTCCTGAGAACATCAAGACTGTTGTTAAAATATTTGATGATGAGTTTGTTTTACAATCACACAAGAAAATTGTCGAGTTTGCTTTACAGTTGCCAACAATCACTGCAGATGTCGAAGGTAACCTCAAACGCACAACCAGAACAACTACGGTTGAATTGTTTGAAGTAAAAGATGGTGAGAAGCCAACGATCTACGAGATGGGCATACCAGTGGTTAATCTTGATGGTGATAAGTGGCACATCAACATTCAACAAAAGATTCCTCTGAACATGGATCGTGACAATGTCACGCCAGCTTATTTATCTCAGCTACGTGTTGCGGTACTTAACGAGGCTGGTCATTTGCTTGAAGATGATGAGTCCACTGATAGTTGGGTCAGCTCTGCTGCAGCTGATGAACGAGCTTCATCTGAAGCTGTCGAGCGAGTCTTAACTTCTAGATACGGCGAGAAGCGTGTTTCTTACGATCCCTCAGATCCTGAAGCTAACAAGATTGCAATGTCGAGAGGTTACACAGTAATAACTGGGGGTAGCTTGAGTTCTGGCTTGTGGAAAAATGCAAAAGCATCTTCAGCAATTCAGCCAGCTGGTCAAGTCACGCCGTCGCCTAAGCCATACAGCGATGACCCTAACGCAAAGCCCGTGACAATTGTTCCACAGTCTGACTGGACCGAAGATCAAACTAGGTTTGTTAAGTACGCCAAAAAATTGCACATGGATTTGATTGGCCAGCCACTGCATGTGCGTGTAGTCAAGGTCAATAATTTCTCTGCAGCTTACGGGCAGTGCAGGCTCGATATAAATGCCAAAAACGGCAAGGCTTGGTTTGCCACGGAAAACTTTCAAAATCAAATCTCGTTGTTACTGCACGAGTTCGCGCACTTCTACTGTGGTGATCATTTCGATCACAAGTTTCACGGCGCGATTTGTGATCTGGGAGCCAAGCTTGCATTTCAGCTTGGGGCGGACGCGCAGTCATGAGATTGCGCGTTAAAGGAACCACCTTCTTTGGTCAGTACCTTGGTGTTGATAAAAAAACAGGGAAGGTGAAATTTTTGGACGAGGAGCTGGGTAGGGTAAAACTCTACCCGGCTGCTCGATTAGAAAAAGCATACGACAAATAGGAGAATAAACATGGCTTGGCAAGAAGTTTATGTACCAAAAGACCCAATTGAAGCGTACATACCAGAGGAAAAAGACGCAGACGTATTCGAGTTTAATGACACAGAGTCAACAGCGATTTGGTTTTTACTCGCGCATACATTGATGGAGCGTGGAGAAAATGTTCTTTCAATTGATGACCCTGACGAATTGGAAGATTTCTGGGAGAAAGACTATAAACCCTTTGACGAATTGGACACTCCAGACCTGCTAAAGCTGTACAAAAAATTTAGTCCATAAGGTCCAAATCTATTGCCCATAAATTGATGCAGATGAAGGCAAACCAAAATGTGTGAATCAAAAAAAAGTAATGATCCTGTAAAATGAAAAAAGAAACATTGCGCAAAAAAAGATTAGCCGCTGTACGCAAGGTTTTGCGAAAGCCGCTTAGCAAAGACATGCGAAAATATTGGCTAGGAGTTTTGTTCTCTCTTAGCGCATGGACAGTTGAAAAAAAAAATATGAAACACCCAGAATTTCAAAGTAAAACAAGGGAAAGAAGATGACAGAAAAAAATTCAATGGGTAATGTGATCTATGCAGACTTTAATAAAAAAAATCCCATGTGGGAACTACATCTTCATGTTAAAAGCAACGGACAAGAAGGTTATGTCAGGCATGTTAGATGTGACGACAAAAATTATTGGACATTGATTAGCAGAAAAGCAAGGCAACTGGAAGAACAAAGAAAAGGATTCAGAATTTATCTGGACGGACAGTTAGTTCATGAAGCAAGTTCTTTATAAAAACCTTAATTTTAAGGGATGCTAGGGTATAGGGAAGGTTGTTTTAAGCTCTTAGAATGCAACTGAGGGCTTTGTTTTTTGGCCACTTGAGGATTATTGGGCGTTATTGGAGGTTTCGATCTCGGAGAAAGCTCTTGGCTTTCATCTTCGTTGTCCTGATTATTGTTTGTTGTTTTTGTATTTATCCAGTTCAACATCTTTTTTTTCCCACGGCAACACAACTATTTTTCCTGTTTTTTTTTCGTGAACAATTACTGCAGAATATAACGCTACAACACCCATGAAAATAGTAAGAAGCATTGTAAAAAAAATTTCCATGAAAGCTCCTTATGGCGATGGGAGGCGACCCTGCTAGAGTATTAACAAGCATTTTAAGTTTATTAAAAAAATAGGTCGCCTCTCATCATTAGCTCTTAATAATAACCACTGCTATTCAAATATGTCTATGTCTTGAACTGTCATAGCCGTTACAGGACCACCGTCTTTTTTTGCAAAATCCTGTTGATACTGTATTGATATGCTTTTATTTCTTGGATCAAGAGTTGAAGAAAATGTACCGCGTTCTCCAACTGGCCTGTTGTAATGCGCCTTGCCTCCCTTAATTTTTACGTTTTGTAAAAAAGGAACATTGATTCTTTTTAAAAATTCATTTTTTATTTCATCTTCTAAAGTGTAACCATCCAGAACTATTTCTTTTACTATTTCGTACACCCGCTCTTTAGAAAATGGGCTTGGCGTTTCCTCTACCGCGCCACCATCGTTATATTTCGTACCATAAGTTCTGTTCAAATGATTGGCCAAGTTTTCAATCAACTCGTCGGTTACAGGTTCAACCATGTGTCGTGATCTCATAGCTCCTATCTGCTGTGATCTTGTTAATGGCTGACCGGCTACATTTATTTCTTTCTGCATGCGCGCAAAATTTTGTGGGAACATTAATTCTGGCCTTACACCTCTATTAGTTAGACCACCCATGTAATCACCGGGAATAACCGTGTCGTAGCTCAAATGGTACGGGTCTTTGTAAGTTGGTTTGGCAGTATCAGCTCTAAATATTGAATACCCGGTTTCCGCTGGATTGAGGGCTTCTGGAGTTCCTTTTGGACCTTTTATGTACCGTAAATCTGGATTGGTAATTGTTTGCAAAACATCTTCATAAATCGGGAAGCCCTGACTTTGCCTAGTGGGTTTTTGCATTTCTGTAATTACGGCTTTGCGAAGATCACCCGCACTTGCTGAGCTTGGTACGTCACCAAGAAGTTGCGGCACAAGATCCGGGCTGTCTAAGCCAACGAAATCTTTAATTCCCTTTTGTTTTTTAGTGCCTTCTCTAACCGACTTGTTAAATGAAGCAATATTGTTTTTAGCTACCTTTAAATAATCTAATTGTCCGACCAAGGATAACGCCACAGGTGTGGAAAAATTAATTCCTTCACGGCCCATCGCAGTATAAACACCTAGTGGTGGCATGCCTGTTTCATGTAAGGCTTTTATAAAATTTATTTGTTTGCGGTTTGCCGCGCCTTCCATGGAAGCCCATCCTCTGCCACTACCCATGAATTGTGGGTATCCCGGTCCACCTTGTACCTTTACAGGGAAACTAAGTGGCACACCTTTAATGTCTGTCAGCGTTCCAATGCCAGATCGATCACCTTGCACTGGCACTAAGCTGTGTCCATACAAATCATTAGGATCTAGAATAATTCTTTCTTGAGGAACCAAGTCTTCTATTGTATTTGCGGCCCTTGCCTCTTCCCTGCGTCTGACTGCTGGTTTTTTTAAATCTCTTTCTAGCGCGTTTGCTCTTGTTCGTATTAAGCTTGGTGTCACAGGGTTGCCAGTTTCAGGGTCAATTTTTCCAACTTCAGGATGTCGGTTAATAAATAATTTTTTTAAATCAGCAACACTAAAGTCTAAGCTTGCTATTCCTCTTCTAACCGCTTTTGAAACTGCAGCCGGAGCTTTTAAAGCCGTACCAACTGTTCCACCTACTAATGGACCTAGCGCGTAACTTGCATCTCCTAGTACACCAAGCCCTTGCAAGCCAGCGTCCAAGTAACCCAAGCCACCTCTTTGAATGTTTTCCGCCATGCTTGGCATATCTTCGGCTGAAAATGTTTCTAAAAATTCCGCATCTCCCGTTGGCATCTCAGGCATTTGACCTGATGCATCTAAAATTCCAGCGCCGGGTGCAAACTGAGAACCAAACCAAGTCAGCTGTTCTTTGCTGGGCAGGTATTCGAAGATGTCGAAGTCTTCAGTAGCCACGCATCACCATTTAGTCTTATTCGCCCAAAAAGCGGCTGACATTTTGCCTTTCGCTATGTTCTTTGCGTGACGCGCCTTGAAAGATTTACGTCGCGCTTTTTGTTTTGCAGATTCACCCTTCTTTGGTTTACCAGCAGTTGAAACACCTTGCTGTCCAAAACGTATCAATTTTAATTTATGACCTTCTTGGGCAAGGACCATGTGTGATTTGGTTTTATGGCCGGGTGTGCGCTTGGGTTTGTTAACACCCGCGAGATTATGTTTTTTCAGAAGATTTTTTCTTCTGGTCTCATGCGCCATTGCTTACCATCCTTTCTTCATACCTAGACCAGTTTCTGGTCATCACTTCAAACCATTGCTCCATACTCATCACACAATTGAAACGGTTGTCCGCTGGCCACTCAGTATTTACGGCGTACATGGGCAAGCAGACCTGTACAGGCTTACGGTTGTATTTATATATCAAAACAGGAATTTTTTCATCCGCCGATTCACATACCTGATCAAGCCAATCAGGTTTGTAGGTCCATCCATCAGCGTAATGTTTACACTCGACCGCATGATACGGGATGTCGATGTCCGCAAGGTTCTTTTGCTGGTATTGGTCTAAATTTCTTTTGCAATTAAAATTTATGTCTTGGGACTCAAGCCACCCATTTATTTGCGCAACGACAGATCTTTCAAATGTAGCGCCTTTTCTCCTAGAATCCGCGCCCATAAGGAACCATAAGAATTGATATCATCATTGCGCCAGTATAACATTGACACGCTGATACGCTACAACGGTATGGGCAATGAAGCCTAAGTTGCAGGTAAACGCAAACGTGCCCTACTTCCCCTACTAATGACATTCAGGGCGCACATGCCACTCTTGCCAAGGGTCTCCGGTTAATTGATGATTGGTGAGAGTGGCATTTTTTTCATGTATTTTTTTTAGTATTGAGTGTACCAAACTCAGCTAAAGCTAAGCACCAGCCGCCGATCTGCCACAGGGGGTGTACGGGTGTCCTAATTAACCAAAACTCACCAAAAAACAAGAGCTTAGGAGTCCCTTGCTACTCGGCCTGTATTCCCTCTGCTCACTGCGCGCACATTGTTGCACACATTTGCACACGCCCACACACGAAGAAAATCCTGACAAATCAATGACTTAGGGTAGATTTTGTTTTTCTGGGAATTTTTGAGCCACACGGGTCGAGGTGGCCAATTGCACTGTTATTCTTTTTAGAAGTCCTTAGCGTCTGGTTCAATTCTCTCTGCACCCAAAAGCTTGGTCAATCTCTCCTTGATATCTTCGCTGGACATCGAGTCTATGTTGGCGTTGATGTTGAGGCTCTGGGATCTACTGATGTTTAAACCAGCCAGTTGATTTAGTTCTTTGATAGCAGACACAGCCGCATTGTGATGTCCATCCTCGAATGCAGTCTCCGCAATTTTCCACAGCATCGTGCCAGTTTTCTGTGGAGTGATGGCGTACTTCTCTCGCAATTCATCTTGTTTGATTCGCACGGCCTTGGTTACTTTCGGGAACGTCTTGCC